AGATATTGCGATCAACGCCAGCAGCCAAAATGGTGTGCCATCCGTCGTCGTTCATTTTCTTAGTGAAACCAGCTTCGAGAACCTGCATAGCGCGTGCTACGATGTCCCAACGTGCTTCACGAGCGTAACGCAGCAAGTAGTCAATTGAACTAGTCACTGTGTACGTTGGAATCATAACGTAATCGCCTTCGACGCTACGTTCTGGTACTCTACCGTGTCCGGGATTGGTGTAAGCAACGTGCTCACCTTCAAGTCCGGGAGAAATCAAATCAAGTGGGAACTCAGTGTTAGCACCGGGTTCTACGTTGATAGTTTCAAAAATATCACCAAGGATGTTGCCAACTAGAACGCCTTTTCTCAAAGGAAGTTCAAGAGCTTTGGCAAATTCTCGCTGAGCTGCTTGAGCGACACCCAAATCACTATCGCCAGATTTGCGAAGTAGCGAAATAAATTCATCGCTAGGTCTATCTGTATAAGACATTATTTATATCTCCTTTAATTAAGGTTTACTAGATGGTGACGTTAGCCTGTGGTAGGTTAACTTCAACTTTAGCGTAACCGTCTTCGTCCTTTGAGGACAAGAAACGACCAACCGCTAAGTTACCAGATCCAACTAAGGTAGCAACTGCAATGCTTGCGCCATTGCTGATATTACCGTTGTTGTGTACATACGCGATATCTCCAGCTGCTGGAGTACCTTCGATGTTGTTTGTTACAACATAACCTTTACGTAGCACAGTAACTTTACCACCAAGTTGAACTTCGTCTTTATGCTGGTTTAAGTGAGTACGAGTAAGGTCTTTGTTAACAACATCGTTAAGTAAAATACCTACTGGTGAATCAGTTGCGGCAACTGACGCCTTGTAGAATACTTTATTAACGCCCTGATCCATGGCAGCGCCAGAACCAGCCGTTGTGTCGTGAACGACTACACCACCTCTAGTGGAAACCGCTGCATCCAGAAAGAAGCTAATATCGGTTTGTAGTTCGTATCTATCTGCTTTAAGAGCCATTTTCTAATCTCCTGTAGATAAATTAAATTACTTGTTTAAAACGTTTGATTCAAGCCAAGTTGCGATGCTAGCACGAGTGCTTTGCATTTCATCAACTTCAGAAACTTCCTCTACGAGAGCAGCTTCGGTAGACTCGACTTCTTCAAAAGCTTCTTCTAATTCAGCTTCTGCTTCTTCAGCTTCTTCTTCTTCAGCTTTAGCTTCTTTTTCCTTTTTCTTCTTTTCGATAGCCTCTTTTAAAGCTTCTGGCATTGCTGCTTCAGCTTCTTCGTCCTTATCTTCTTTCTTTGCTTTCTTTTTCATGAGAGCAACGACAGTTTCAAAGGCTTCATCTTCTAGAGACTCAAAGCTAGCAAAAGATTCTTCTACGTCTTCTTCGCTGATACCAGCTTCAACAAGAGCAGCTTTTCTCTTTTTCATCATAGCTTTCTTCTTCATATCGTCCATTTCTTTCATAGCTTCAGCAAGTTCTGATTGAGAACCAGCTAGAGCATCTTCCAATTCAGCAATTCTAGCCTGAGTAGACTTTACAGTTTCCTCAAGGTTAGCGATAGCTTCGTCTTTTGCCTGAACATCAGCTTCATAAGCTTCAACCGTTGAGGCAAATTCTTTATCTTTTGCTTCTTCGATTTGTGCCTTGATAGCCTCATTCTCGGCTTTGGAAGCAGCTAAGTCTTCCGTAAGACTTGCAATCTGCTTTTCCAAGATCTGAGTATTATCTGACATTATAAAATCTCCTATAGAAAGTTTATCAGTAACGTCTTCATTTATAATAAATGATTTGCTCTTTTCAAATATGACACTTCTAGGGTTGGCTGGTTTTGCAACCAAACCTTTACCTGAAAATGCTATATTCTTGAGAGCCCTACCTACAGTATAGCCTTCATAACTTCCTTCTCCACCATAAGATCTAAGGTGTTTAGTCAGGAATGAAGATTCTTCTGTCCGTGCTAAGATTTTGTTCTGCCCATCGGGGTCAGTCAGGGCGTAATCAAAATCAGAGAACAAACACTCCATAGACACAAACCATTTTCCCTCTTCGATTTCAGCAATAATTTGGTTCATTCGATCTCTGTTTTCTGGGTTAGTCCAACTATTATATAGAACTGCTTCAGTAACAATATCAAATTCACTAGGAACTTCTGCGTCATCTGCAGAAACTTTATCGCCATCCTTATTTAATACATAGGAACTAGTAATATGTCCTATGATATCATTTTCGTTATGCATAAAATTGAACTGCTTGTCTTCAGGTGTACTGCGAGCAGCCCATGTTGCTTCAGGTGTAAACACGTCATCGTTCTTGTTCCAACCTGTTGAAACTAAAACAGCTTCTAAATAGTAAAGGTCAAACTGGTCAGGATTGCTTTTACCTTCAGAAGCCATAAGCTTTTTGATGACATCATTCTCTTCGGGCTTAAGGTTAACAGAAGCCTGCGAAGCATACACGACAGATGCTTGAGATTTGATAACCTCAGCAATGCCGTCATTAATTTCTTGTTGGTATATTTTCATGTGTCTTACCTCTAAAATAAGTATACACAATTTTTTAAAAAACTTTAAAAATACTACTATTTCATAGCATATTCTACAAAGCAGCTAACAGCTTTCTTCCTATATGACTCTATAGACATATCATTTATATCTATATCTTTGTCAGATAGAAGCGTTTTAAATGATGTAGGTGTTAAGCTTGCACTTGCTAAATGTTGGTGAATTACATTTTCATTAACTTCACATAGCAAGTCTAAATTTGTAAGAATATCAAACTTGATTCGTTCTACATCAAACAACTCTGCCTTTGTGACCTGTCTTAGATTTTTCTTATTATTGGCTTTTAGAAATGCCATAGTCACACATTCAGATATCTTATTATAAGAGTCTTGCGACCAATCTATCAAGTCCGCTAATCCCGGCGTTGATCTTGGTTTTTCGACTCTTTGTTTTCTTGGCTCAGTATCTATTGAGTTTTTAGGTCTTCCATTGTTTTCGCTTGGCATATCTTGCCGTTCTTCAATTCTAGGCGATGATGGTTCTTGTGGTTTTTCAGGCTTAACATCAACTTGAATTTCCTTAAGGGGCAAACCTTTGTCTTCAAGATACTCATCATCCAATAGATCTTTTGTTAAAGCAATTTTTTCTATTTCATGGTCGTGTTGAGGATTATGATAAGGGCCAGCTTTGCTAGGCGAATCGTCCCTATCTCTGGATTTCATTTCTCTCTTAAGTCTAATTTTTTCCACGGTTGGTATTTCCTTAAATCGTTCCAGTATAGTCTCGTGAGATATGATATCTCTGTCCGCAAGCTGTAGTAGTAAATTCTTTTCTGCAGTGTCGTCTGAAAGATTCATCTGATCGAATTGAACGTATGCAGGTCTTCTGAAGCCCATAGCTTTTCTAACAACTTCTATTTCCTTTTGCCAGAAGTTAACTAACAAAGATCTACCGTACTGTAATCGCTCTACAAGCGTTTTGAGGCTAATGAAGTTATTTGTAAAGCCTCCGCCGTTACCAGCCATACCCGTCAGAGTTGGAGGGACACCAAGCCCAGCATATATACTGTTGAGAACAGAGTTGTATTTTTCTGAACCTAAAAATTTGTACACCTGACTATTGGACTCTGTATAAGAAAGCTCTGGCCCCCAAACCAGTTCCATAGTTCCGCCTCCAGCGTTGCTTGCTAGGATATCACGGAGTTTATTGATAGCCGCTTTGTTTGGTAGGATTTTGTGGTCTAAACTACCAAGTGTCCACAATCTAATGTTTGATATGGCTCCGTCTAAAGCAGATAAGTCAGCGAGGCGCATTTTTTCCAGCATGATTATGTCATCAAGAATTGCGTAGATCATAGGATTTGCCCAGACCTGCCAATCATCTTTCTTATAATAATGTACGGATAGTCTTTCTGGCTCTAGCGGTATTTCTTTATCGCCGTTTTCTATAGACCTTCTGGCTGCCGGTGGTAGCGTCTTAAGTATTTCTTGAGGTATATGGCCCTTTTTGTACACGTCTGATATAACGCTGTTAGATATGCTAAATCTTTTTGAGCCTACAAACAAAGATAATCCACTATCTTTCATGTTAACGCTCATAGGATTAAAGAAATTATATCTAAAAGGAATTACATTTCTAGTTACGTTTGGCAATTCAACTTTTATATCATTTCCTACAGACTTCATGAAAGTGTTTAGCTCTGGCGTTATGCTAGCGTTGCTCCTGTAGACAACTACATTTCCAGTTCTATATAAATTGTTCAAGAAACGTTCTGATCTTTCTTTACCATCAACCTTCTTAAACCATTGTTTGAAAAATCTTTCAGCGGTTCTGTCAGCGTGCACAAGACTAATACCCTGACTACCAAAGTCTCCCATCAAATCGACTATGTTTCTAATTATTCCAACTTTGTCATATGCGTCCATGCACATCTTAATGATGCGCTTTTGATTACTTGGTACGCGCTCGCCTTCTCTGAAGGCATAGTAGTCTCTTTTGGAGAACTGAGGTCTTACAGATCTGTTTGGCTCTATATTAAGAAAATCCCTATGATATGCAGAGCTTTTACCTAAACCGCCATAAGAATCAATGTTTTCGCTGTAAGAAGCAAACGCGCTTTGTCTGTCTTCATCACCTGACCACGTAATCATATCTTCGCTCATTTTATGCCTCTGTATCTTCAATTGGAATGTTAATTGGAATGGTTACAATATTATACACAAATTAATAAACATCTTTCATGTTCTCAGTAAACCAGTTTGGCCCGGTAAACATAGTTTCGCTACCTTTTCTCTGTATGCCGTCCATAGTAGCGAACCCTCCATAGAAATTGTACTCCTGT